TTAACATTGGGATTATTCCTAATATCAAACCAGTCCATTATTCTTCCCTCCGTTCTGCCAACGTAATACCACAAATTCCCGATTTCGTCAATAGGCACAAAAAAGGCAGTTAATGAGTATTCACTAACTGCCTACATTGATGTATGATAATTGTTGATGACTAAGATAATATGCATCCTGTATGGTGTATTAAAACATCACATACATGATACATATCAAGGGCAAAAAATGATTGCCCTTATTTGAAATGTATATCCAGCACCGGAACAGCGCCTTTTCCTGCTCCAAGGTCAATGGTATCCAGCTTTATTTCATCAATGACTTTCTTTAAGAAAACATTCTTTGTTTTTGCGTCAAGGTCTGGATCATTTATGCAATCTATTACTGCATGAAGGTTGGAAATTACTTCTTTATGGTCAACCGGAGCAGGTGTGTGTTTTTTCATTTCCGCAATTTCTGTTTGCAGATTCTCAATCGTTTGTGTATACATCTGCTTGCGCTCGATGAATTCTTCTCTGGTATAAGTTCCATCATCAGCTTCCCAAGATTCAAACAGTCTTTTCTTCATCCGCTGCTGCTTTGCCAACTCGCTTTGCATTGCATCAATAGCCTGTTGCTGGCGTTCCGCTTCGGTGTCTGTATCACCATTTTCCAGTTTTATCTGAAAGTCAGATGCATACGTTTTAAGAGAGCTAATTAGTGCATCAATAACAACGTGAGAATATATAGATTTCATTTTACAAGCATGGACACCACGTGGATGATGGTATCTACTGATTCGATTGTCAGGATAGGACTGGAAATTTATTGCCCTGCCACAACGTGCGCACACCAGGATTCCAGATAGAGGGTTTACCAACTCTGTATTCATCTTTGCGGGTGCTTGCGATCCGTAAATAGTTCGCACTTTGTAAAACTGTTCTTCACTGATAAAACCTTTGTGCTTTCCTTCAGCTAATTGCATTTTGCCGGAATTTTTACGTTTTTTTGATACCTTGCCAGTAATAGGGTCTTTTTCTTTTATGGTCTGCTGATTCCCCCACGAAACCTTTCCGATGTAGTGGTAGTTAAACAGAATATCTTTGATAGTTGCCCTTGCCCAATCTCTATTTTTTCTGCGGGTCTGAACTCCCATCAATGTCAATTGTTTCGCAATCCACGAAGTCGGCTTCCTGTCCTCTGTATACCAATCGAATATCATTTTGACATACTTTGATTCTTCAGGATTTTCAACAAGATAACGATCCTTTTTTGATTTTCGAACCACATCAAAACCAAACGGCGGCACTGGTGGGAGAAAATTTCCTTCTCTAAACGATTGCCACTTACCAGATTCCAAGCGGCGGCGAATTGTTTTATATTCACGGCGTGACATGAATAGACCAAATTCAAAATATTCTTGGTCAAATTCATTGTTTGGGTCATATTCTCTTTCAGGCGTGATTATCATCGTTGAAGAGAATGTGAATGCATCTGCCACTTCGCCTTGATCCTTGGTATTTCCTCTGGCTAAACGCTCTATTTCAGTGACAAGGACACCATCAAATACACCGTTGTAAACATCTTGCAAAAGGCGCTGCATTTCAGGCCGTTCATCAATGCTGTCACCTGATACCATTTCATGGTATATAGTTATCTGGCTTGGGGAAATACCTTTGCGCTCTGCCAATGCAAAAAGCATGGACTTGTGACGTGCCAATGTTTCTTCTTTACTAATAGCCTCCAATTCAAGATCAACCCTGGATTTTCGCAAATACATGGCATATCTTTTTATCGCTGGCTTCATAGCCCGTTCTATTGCTTTTTCAGTATCAAATACTGTCATTTTCTTTTCTCTCCCTTTATTCCTCCATATTTGTGTTTCTATGCTAATTTACCGTGAAACGATCTTTTCCATATACATGTCAATCAGCTTGCCCTTGCGGTCATTTTCAAAACGCCAATGTTCAGCGTCAGCACGCAATCTTTGAATTTCACTCATAAGATAATCAATCTTCTTTTGTGCATCATCACGAATCATCTGCATTTCTGCATTATAAGATGTATGGATGTTATCCAGAGCCGTACGATAATCCTTATTATCGTCCAAGGCACGTTCCAACTCACGCAATGCATCATTCAACCGTTGTGTATCAGGAGTGTTTTCTTCTTCAAATGCAAGATAGCAAGGGTATTTGCTTGTTGATCCGATGATTGCATTTTCAATTCTACGGGCAGTTTCACGCATGATGTCCTGATCGGAATTCTGCGCCATAAGCCGTTCAATTGTTTTTATAGATACACCAGATTTTTCTTCAATGTAAGCATTGGTTAGGCCGTTAGCTTCTTTCATGTCACGCATATATTCGCACCAGCGATCAAGCGGCAATCCTGCGGTTCTCGGGCCATCACATCGCACCTTGCGATGGGGGCAGGTAAGGCATCTATTGTAGGGTTTGTCGGCAAAATCAGTCTTCTTTTTCATTACATTCATGCTCCATTTTATAAATAGAATTAGGGATTTACCCTCAAATAACGGGGAAACACATCCTTAATTTTACTGTATTTTCCTGTTATTTTTGGCTGTATTTTCCATTTGTAAAATGATAGGCTATGAGTGGGTCAGAAATGGCCTATCATCCCTGGGTGTGGGGGTGTTCAGGTGGTGCTGCGGCACCCTCACACTCTTCAAGTGACTTAGCAAGGAAAGACTTTCCATTGCTTTTGCAAGATTCATATCTTACACTAAATTCAGAACATTGGTTCAGAACAGATGTTCCCACATCAGAAAGGATTGAGATCCCCGTGACAAAAGAACAGTACATAGTGAAGATTACAGAATTGCTTAACAAATCGAATGATTTAACCTTGCTGGATCTCATTCTGCGGTTACTTCGTAAAAGCGTTTAACATTTCCCTGACGCTTTTGATTTTCGCAGAATCAAGCGCACAAAGGGATTCAACCAGAGATAGAAAATCATGATCCATTCTCATACGGACAATGATATCAGCCATGATGTCATTGTCCTTTTCTTTTTCCTCCGTCATCTTTTCTTCTATTAGATCAGATTTCAGAACCCCAAAGTAATCAGCCAGTCTTTGTATCTTGTCTATGCGTGGAAACTTCTTTGCTTTTATCCATTCATTGAGTGTTGGCGCAGACACACCTGCAACCTGTGCAAGTTCCTTTTGATTCTTGCCGGATTGCTCCATGTAGTATGTAAGGTTCTTGGCAAAGACTTCTTTTGACCATTCCCGTGACAATTTAACCACCTCCTTCCTTGCTTCATTATTATATATTAAATTCGCTAAAAATGCAATAAAAAAAGTTAAAATCTTAGCTAAAAGCTATTGACAATTGTCGAAAGCTATTGTAATATAATATCGTAATTAGCTTACAGCTAAGTTACAAGAGAAAGGAGAAAGAAAATATGCCGAAGATCACACTGAAAGCAGCCAGAGTAAATGCTGGTTTCTCCCAAGGTGAAGCAGCTAAGCGCTTAAACGTTGCGGTTAGTACGTTGCGGAATTGGGAAGCAGGCAAAACATTTCCCACAAAGCCCAAGATCGATATGATCTGTGAGCTGTACGGAATCCCGTTCGATGTACTTTTTTTTGCCTAACAAATTAGCTTTTAGCTAAGTTTTAGGAGGTGAAACACATGACACCCAGCGCCAGTGGCATGACCATTGAAGAATACCGATTTGGCAACGCCATTGTTCGCATTCATCCCGGAGAGCGAACGCCTGATGAAAGAAGGGCGGCGATTGAAGAAGCTGCGGTTTGGTTCCTAAAGGAGATTGAAAAACAAAGAAAGGGGAGGAACGAAAGATGCCGTACACGGACGATCCGCTGTATGACTTCGATATGTACGAAGCAGAGCAGTACAGACGGCAGAAGCGCCACCCACGTTGCGCACACTGCGATGAGTACGTGCAGAACACAAGGTACTACTTGATCAATGATTCTGTCATCTGCCCTGACTGCCTGGAAATTGACTTCGGGCATGATGTCGATGAATACATCGACTGCGACTGAAAGGAGGAAACACAATGAACGGAATTCTGGTAATCGGCATTTTCTCCGCTGCTTTTGCCATCGTGGCTATCGCTTGCATGACGATGAAGCTGATCTGTCTGATTGCCAGAGCGATTGCACACAAGGTGCAGCATGAAATGATGATGTGTCCCAAGACACGCTATTACATGTGAGGAAGTGAACAAGGTGAACCGACACAGTAGAGATGACCTACGACAGATGCAGTCATTGCCGCTGGAAGCAAAGATCATCATGACACAGCGGCGCATCCGTGACTGGGTGGATTACTGGGACGGAAACGTGTACGTGTCCTTCAGCGGCGGCAAAGACAGCACCGTGCTAAAGCACATCGTTGATGGCATGTATGACAACATCCCTTCGGTCTTCGTCAACACTGGCCTGGAATATCCAGAAATCCAACAGTTTGTGCGTGAAATCAAGGCTGGCAAGTACGACTGCTTCAATTCAGATGTTGAGATCATCAGACCAGAAATGCGGTTCGATGAAGTAATCAAGAAGTACGGGTATCCTGTTGTATCAAAAGAGGTTGCACAGGTTGTCGAAGAAGGGCGAAGACACATTCAAAGTGGACGGCTCAACAGTTATAGACTGAAGCGGCTTAACGGCGAACTACTTGATAAACACGGAAACAAAAGCCGATTCAACTGCGACAAGTGGAAGTTCCTGCTTGATGCAAATTTCAAAGTATCGAGCAAATGCTGTGACGTGATGAAAAAACATCCTGTCAAAAAATATGAACGGGCAACGAATCGCAAAGCAATCATCGGAACCATGGCTGCAGAAAGTCTTTCCAGAGAACAGGCGTGGGTGAAAAGCGGTTGCAATGCATACGAAAGCAAAAGGCCGTTATCAAAACCGCTTTCCTTCTGGACAGAACAAGATGTGCTTCATTACATCAAGCAGTTCAATGTTCCTTATTGCCCAGTGTACGGCGATATTGTGATCAAGCGTAATGCAGATGACGAAGAAGGCCAGATCAACATGATTGATTACCTCGGCTGCTATGCCCCCGAAGACACGCTTGAAACAACAGGCTGTGATAGAACGGGCTGCATGTTCTGCATGTTCGGTTGCCACTTGGAAAAAGAGCCGAACCGCTTCCAGAGGATGAAGGAAACACACCCAAAGCAATATGCATACTGTATGGATCAGCTTGGCCTGAAAGAAGTGCTTGAATACATAGGTGTACCTTACAAGTAACCAAGGGATGATAGCCGTTTTTGACCTCAATCATGAAGGAGGTCAAGAACATGAAGGAATTCAAAAGCTTCTATAAAGAAGTGGCTGGAAACGAAGGCACCAAATGTCACTATAACATCCGACTTGACACATACGGATGCGGATGCCAGCACGATTGCAGTTACTGCTATGCAAAATCCCTGCTGAACTTCAGAAACCTGTGGGATGCAAAAGAACCTGCCGTTGCTGACATTGACAAGATCGAACGCAGGATTGCAAGAATCCCTGAAGGCACGATCCTCCGGCTTGGCGGCATGACAGACTGCTTTCAGCCGATTGAAGAAGAAAAGCGAATCACTGAAACGACAATCATGCTGCTGAACAAGTACGGAATCGGCTATCTGATCGTTACCAAGTCTGACCTGATTTGTGAATACATGCACATTCTTGATAAAGAGAAAGCACACATACAGATCAGCACGACATGGCTACCATGCGAAAAAGCAGTAAGCACGGAAAGGAGGATCAAGGCCATTGAAACCCTGTATGCTGAAGGATTTGATGTGGCTGTGCGCTTGTCACCGTTTGTGCCGCAAGTGGTTGACTTTGACAGGCTGAACAGCATCCGCTGTGACAAGATCATTGTGGAATTCCTGCGAGTGAATCACTGGATCAAGAAGTGGTTGCCGCTGGATTACTCTGAATACACAGTGAAGCATGCAGGGTATGAGCATCTACCGCTTGCCAAGAAGATTGAATACCTGGCAAAGGTCACAGGCTTTGACGGACTGTCAGTCTGTGAGGATGTGACAGAACATTTTGAATACTGGAAAGAAGCAGTAAATCACAACAAAGACGATTGCTGCAATTTAAGGAGGAATTGACATTGGCTACCTTATACGACATTGACCAGAGAATCCTTGAAACCATCGATCCCGAAACCGGGGAAATCATTGATGATGCCAAGCTGGATGCACTGATCATGGAGCGCACTGACAAGGTGGAATCCGTGGTGCTGTGGATCAAGAATCTGTCTGCTGATGCAGCTGCTTACAAGGCAGAGAAAGAAGCCTTTGCAGACCGTGAAAGAAAGGCCTTGGCAAAGATCGATCAGTTGAAGCGCTGGCTGGCCTTTGCGCTGGAGGGACAGAAGTTCAACACCTGGCGCTGTTCCGTAACCTTCAGAAAGTCTGAAACGGTGGATGTGTACGATGAAACCAAGGTACCGCAGGACTGGCTGACCTGCAAGACCACAGTTGCTCCCAACAAGGCTGCTATCAAGGATGCACTGAAGGCAGGGCAGGAAGTAAGTGGTTGCAGGTTGGTAGAAAAAATCAATCCGCAAATTAAATAAGGAGAGAAAGAAGAATGTGTAGATTTCGTGATCTTCGTGCAGATGAAATAGAAGTCAGAGTTGCCCAAGCCAAGGCCAATGGCGTTTCCCTGCTGCTGTACAAGGATGCCCGGTGTGATCAGACCATTCTGGATGAAACTGTTGGCGCTATGAACTGGCAGCGCCAGCACACCAGGGATAATGCAAACTGCATTGTGTCCATCTGGGACGAAAAGAAACAGCAGTGGGTTGGCAAGGAAGACACTGGCACTGAAAGCAACACCGAAAAGGAAAAGGGGCTTGCATCTGACAGCTTCAAGCGTGCGTGCTTCAACTGGGGCATTGGGCGTGAACTGTACACGGCACCATTCATCTGGATCAAGCCGGATGACTGCACGGCACTGAAGCAGATGGGTGACCGCTGGGCGTGTTATGACAGCTTCTTCGTTGAGAAAATCAAGATCGAAAACAAGCGCATTGTCGCAATCGCAATCAAGAACAGCAAAAACGGAAAGCGCTGCTTTGTATGGCAGCAGAAAGAAGGTTAAACATGAATAAGATCTTTATCGTTGGCAATCTCACCCGTGATCATGAACTGCGCACTACCCAGTCTGGCGTTTCTGTATGCAGCTTCACCGTAGCCGTCAATAAGCGCCTTGGTGCCAATGCCCAGCATCCTGAAGCTGACTATTTCCGTGTGACTGCGTGGCGTGGTCTGGGTGAAAACTGCTCCAAGTTCCTGCAAAAGGGACGCAAGGTGGCTGTGGTTGGCGCTGTGTCCGTAAGCACTTATGAAGGCAATGACGGCAAGACCAAGGCCAGCATGGAAGTGACTGCTGATGATGTGGAATTCCTCACTCCCCGAAATGAAGTGCCGGAAAACCCGACCATTGCCGAACTGGAAAAGCAGCTTGACATGCCTAAGTCTGATGTAAACGGCTTCGTCCAAGTGGACGATGATGAACTGCCGTTCTAACAGTAATTGAAGGAGGTACCAGTTATGCAGACAAAAGAAGACCTGATGATGATGTTTGAAATGCGCCTAGATGGCAAAAGTCTTGCGGAAATCGGTCGGCAATTTGGTATTACCAAAGAACGTGTATGGCAGCTTTTAAACGGTTGTTCCCAATACGGTGTCAAGTCCTTAAAAAAATGCGTCTTCCCAGGAATTGCAACATGGTTGCGTGAACACCGTATGACAATTAAGCAGTTTAGAAAAGATCTCACCTGCTTCAGCAACTCATCGAATACCATTTATAGCAAGCTGTGCGGTGATAAAAAATTCACGCTTCCAGAAATCAAAGCAATTCTGGCCTATACGGGCATGACCTTTGATGAAGCCTTTGGGGAAGAAATCAAGCCCACGGAAAACGCCAGCAACGATGTAAAGGATGATGCCTAATGGCTGTAAACAGTAAGCAGAAAGGCGCACGGTTTGAAAGGCTGCTGGCTTCACGCTTTCGTGAATACGGCTATGAAGCCCGGAGAACAGCGCAGTATTGCGGCAACACAGGCGATGCATCAGATGTGGTTGGGCTTCCTGGTATACACATTGAAGCCAAGCATCAGGAAACCATGCGCCTGTATGAATGGATGGCACAGGCCAAGCGTGATGCGGATGCCGGAGGGAAGGGCAACCTTCCCACCGTCTTCCACAAAAAGAACAATGCTGAAATCCTTGTAACAATGGAACTTTCCGACTGGATGAACCTGTACCGTGAGTGGGAAGCAGGGCATGATTTGAAAGGGAAACAAGATGAAGGATGACAAGAAGGACAAGCCCATTGATGAATGCTTCAATGATCTGGCAAACGCCATTGTGCTTCAGGCGGTGGATGACTACAAGAGTGCATACGCCAATTACCTGAAAGACAAGGGAAGCTATGCAAATGTTTGCGCACTGCGCAAGTGGTTCCATTCCGATTGGTACATGACGCTGACCAAGGTGAGCGGTGATTATCTGATTGAAAAGATTGAGCAGGAATGCGAAGAAGAGTTTGAAAGGAAACAAAGACATGCGAATCATCAAAATAAAGTATCTAAGAGACATCATGAAGCTCGAAGCGCTAGACATCGGTGACTGGATCGACCTGCGTGCTGCTGAAAAGGTGGTCATGAAACAGGGCGAATACAAGCTGATTCCTCTGGGCGTGGCGATGCAGCTTCCTGCTGGCTTTGAAGCGATCATGGCACCCAGATCCAGCACGTTTAAGAACAATCACATCATCATGGCAAACAGCATTGGTGTCATTGATGAATCCTACAAGGGCGATCAGGACGAATGGCACTTCCCGGCACTGGCAATGCGTGATACCACCATCCGCAAGAATGAGCGCATCTGCCAGTTCCGCATCATCGCCCATCAGCCCAAGATCATCTTGAGCGAAGTACAGATGCTTGGCAATGAAAGCCGTGGCGGCATCGGTTCCACTGGAATAATCTAACTGACTATATAGAAAGGTGTTGAACAGAATGGAAAATCTGAAGAAAGTAACAGCGCTTGTACAAAACATCCTGGAAGGTGATGTGCAAGCCAGGAACAGCGACAGCTTCCTGTATCTCAAAGTTCTTGAACGGTTTGACCAGCATTTCGGCTATGACCTGCACGACATGTCCATTGTTTCCTTTCTGCTCAACATGAAGGAAATGGGCGTACCTCCCTTTGAGAGTGTACGCAGAGCCAGACAAAAGGTACAAGCTGCATTTCCGCACCTTGCGGCCTGTGACAAAGTAGCAGAAATGCGTGGCATCAATGAAACGACCTACAGAGAGTATGCAAGGGAGGATTTGCAATGAATATGAAGGACAAGAACAACCTGTGGTTCTATGTCAGCTCTATGGAAGCGCTGGTCAGCATTCTCAAACGCAAGATCCGACAGCTTGAAAAGCAAAACGAAGTGCAGCATGGGCATTGGATATGGCAATATGGCCTTCCCCGGTGCAGTCATTGTGGCATGACAGGATTCCGTGCAACAGACTTCTGTCCGAACTGCGGCACGAAGATGGATGGTGATTACTATGTCTGATGTTAAGTGGATCAAGCTTGCCACTGGTTTACCTGATAACAGAAAGGTAAAGCAGATTCGCAAATTGCCCAACGGTGACACGGTGGCTCTGATGTGGATCTTCCTGATGTGCCTTGCTGGGGAAACGAATGATGATGGCATGGTGTATTTCACGCCTGAAATTCCCTTCACAGAAGAAATGCTTGCGGATCAGTTTGATATAGACATCAACACCATCCGTCTGGGGCTGTCAACATTCCAGCGCTTTGGCATGATTGAGATCATCGATAACATCATCTGCCTGTCCCATTGGGAAAAATGGCAAGCGGTTGATAGCCTTGCGACTATCCGTGAACAAACAAGAAAAAGGGTGGCAAAGCACAGAGAAAAGCAAAAGCTTGCCGCTGGTAACGTTACAAGTAACGTTACAGTAACGGAAAGTAACGCAACAGATATAGAAGAAGAAATAGATAAAGAAAAAGAAGAAGATAAAGATAAAGAACCTATATCTAAAGATATAGGTAAGAAATCCCCACCCAAACACAAGCACGGAGAATTCAACAATGTGCTTCTGACGGATGATGAACTTGCAAAGCTGCAAGAAAAGTACCCTGACTGGCAGGAACGCATTGAACGGCTTTCGTCTGGTATTGCTTCCAAGGGCTACAAGTACAAGAGCCACTACGCCACAATATGTAGCTGGGCAAGGAGGGATCAGGAAAAGGCTAACAATGCACAGCCTATCCCCCGTCAGCAGGTCTATCACAAGCAGACCAAAGCAGAAGAACTGGATGCTGCATACAGCATGATGAGTGAATGGAGTGAAGCAGAATGAAGAATGACAGTGACATAAAACGTAACGGCTCCGGCTATTACGATGAAACAGCCTATAAGGCCATTTCTTCCCTTCCCAAGGCTGGTGAAGTGTGGACTTTCGGTGACAGGGAAATCCTGGTGCTTCAGAGCCATAGCAAGTATGTCAACGCACTTTCCCTGTTTGACATACCTAAGACCCAAGAAAGTATTGAGGTTTACAGTGTGTCCTTGAAATACACTGACCCCGGTATGATTCAATACGTTTACACAGATTCTATCGGGCAGTTCATCAAACGCTTGCCCAAGGCTCAATTTGAAGCTGTACAGGCGCATGTGGCATCTTCTCTTGGCATCAATACAATCATTGTTGCAAAGGAAGTGACCAGCACCGAAAAGGCTATTTTCAGCCATCTGAAAGAGGTATTCAATCTACTGTCAAAGGATGTGGAAGCATGAACAAACGAGAGTTTGCAATTCTGGCTGCGGCAATGAAGACTTACTACCCCAAAGAGAATGGCCTTTTGCCCAACCAGCAAGCAATGGATCTGTGGTACAGAGAGCTACAGGATATACCAATGGAAGTAGCTGAAACGGCACTGCGCAAGTGGGTATCCACCAACAAATGGTCACCTTCCATTGCAGAACTGCGTGAAGCTGCTGCGGATGTCCAGAATGGCGAAATGCCAGACTGGACAGAAGGCTGGGAACAGGTGTGTTATGTCCTTCGCAGGTATGGCTACTACAACCCCAAAGAAGGCATAGCGGCGCTTGATCCTATCACCCGTGAATGTGTAAAGCGCCTGGGATACAACAATCTGTGCCTGTCTGAAAACCCTGCGGCTGACAGAGCGAACTTCCGGCAGTGCTTTGAAACCCTGGCAAGGCGTGAACAGGCCAGAAGGCAGCTATCCTTGCCAGTACGGCAGACCATACAGAGATTACAGCACGACCATTTAGCATTGGAAGGCGGTGAAGACGGTGGTTGATGCAAAAGAGTACTTAAAACAGATCAAGTATCTG